GTGTAATCTATTTTCTTGTAAAGATGTATATCCTGTAAGAGATGCCATACGCTTAACCCAATCTGAATTATGCTTACCATCTTTAGAAAAGGCCTTTGGAGTATCATAACCAGCTATATCACCGGTCACAGTATTCTCCTTTTTTAAGTTTTCCTCTTCTTCTTTAATTTCGGCTACTATTTCTTTAATCTTAGCCCTTAATGCTTCTAGCTGATTTGACATTTCTAATTTCCTTTAACAATTCATATGTAAGCATTAAAACTGAAACCTGCTTATCTTGATTCTCTTTTAAGAATTTGTTAGATTTGAATAACTTAATCATTTCAGAAATCTTAATTTTAGTCACTTTATCGGTGATATCTTTTGATTCTGAAACTAAAGCAGATAATGCTTTCTTCGTTTCCTCTTCTATAAATTTAGGGAAAGTCGATGTATTTGATACATTGTTGATGAATTCTCTTAATAGATTTTTTTGAGTTTCATCTAAATTAGAATATTTCTTATTAAAATTCTCAATTAATAACTTATATGTTAATAATCTTAAATCTTCAGATTGTTTTTTAAACTCCTCATATAATTTATTTTGAATCTTAGGAGTTGCGGTTGAATGAGTAATATGTTCTAAAATTGTATTATTAGAGTTAATATAATCTCTTATTTCTACCTTTCTACCTTGTGTTTTAGATTCAAACACTTTATAGATAGATGCTAATATCTTATAGTTTTGTAAATTAGAAGATAAAAACTTATCTAAATCATATGATTCTTTGATAGTCTTAATCAAATTATATTTCTCTTTGTTAAGTCTATTTTCATCTAATTTTTTTCTTTCTTCTACGATTTCGTCTAAAAATAATTTAGCGTCATCGACAGATGAATACTTTTCTTTAACGATTTGATTATATAATTTAAGTTCTTTAGCCAATTCTTTTTTGGAATTAAAAAACTCTTTAATAATTGATTCGGATATGTTTTTATTTGAACTAGCCAATACCTCTTGAGTAATTTGCTTTACCAATAATTCAAATAAAATAGCCGTATTTTTAAACTTTGAGTGTTTAACTTTCATTACAAACGCCTGTTTTTTTCTTTATATATGTAAATATTTACCTTTATAAATATTATATAACTTTAGATTAAGGAAATTTTAGATATCTGTTAGGATATTTTTATCATCTAAAAGAGATCCGGTATCACTATTTTGTTCAAAATCCACATCTTCTCTTAACATATGTTTACCTTTTTTAGCTAAAGTTTTACTTTGAATCTTTTTTCTGATAGAATCTCTTAACATTTTTTCAGAATCAGATATGTGTTTTAACTTACTTGCTATTCTTTCTTTTCTTGTTTCTCTACCGAAGTTTCTCATCACATCTGCTTTACCCAATGGGTCTCTACCAAATGCATTATCATCAGTTCCATTATCACCTGTCATTTGAGGTCTTCCACCTTCTTTACCATTTTCTGCACTTGTATCCGCTTTATCTTTAACTACCGGTTCTCCTTCAATTGGTTGTTCAGTCGGTTGTTCACCTTCTTGCCCAGGTTGAGGTTGTTGGGAATCTTCATCATATGGGTCAATTCCTTCCATCTCAATCTTTGTCAATCTATTCAAATCAAATGTATCATATACAACATCTTCTCTTTGTTTCTTAATTTCTTCTTCAGTTAATTTAAAGATGTTATGATATATCCATTCATTTGAAATCATCTTAAGAGTTTTCATATCAGTAGCCAATCTAACTTTTTCAGCCCATAAGTTAATTTTCTCTTGCTCATAGATTGTTGATGGGTTTGTTAATTCCAATTTGAAATCAATAGCATCCATTCCTTCAAATCCATTAGCCATTAAGTGAGCAATTGCCACTTGAGTTAATTCAGATATTACTACTCTTTGAATTCTCTCAATAGTTCTTGCAAAACGAATATCTTCTGCCGCCAAAGTTGCTTTACCACTAATATCTTCTTCGAATCCTAAAAATGCTTTTGGTATCTTTAATGCCGCGAATAATTTAGCTTTTAAATAATCGATATCCTCAATTGCAGTGTATTGTAATCCACTTAAGGTATCAATTTGAGTTCCACTATCACCACCTCTAACTGGCATAAAGAAGTCTTCAGTGATGTTCATCATATTATACTTAAGATTATAATCTCCTGTCTTTTGATCTTGGAATGGAGTTTTCTTAATCTTATTAATGATTTTTTGCATATAGTTATCCACTTCTTGAGGAGGGATATTACCTATATCAATTTTGAATATTCTCTTTTCAGGTGCTCTCATAATTCTATGAATCATCATCGCATCTTCCATCAAAGTAATTTGTTTCCATAATCTTCTGGCATTTTCAATCATCGCCTTACCATAAGGTAGATAATTGGTATCAGAATATAAACGGAAATGAGCCATCTCAAAGTTATCATATTCCTTTTTACCTAAGTAATCCGGATCAACAGTAAATTTAATACCTGTTTCGTGTCTATTAACTCTCGATGGATCATGTGGAGATTCGGTTCTTTGTGTATGATATACCGATTGAGGGAATATATTTACCACACCTTCTCCTTCTACAATTTCTAAAACTAAAAATTGGTCTCCATATTTACATAAGTTTCTAACCCAAGGCCATAAATTAAATTCTATGTTCATTATATCATAGAATAAATTATGTAAAGCCTCTTTTACATCATGATTAGAAGTTTTAATAGTTAATACATCACCAAATTCATTTTTAGTAGTTGATTCATCTGCATAGATATCTAACGCAGATGCTATGATTGGGTCTTGATCCATTGCATCGTAATCCAAAAACAACTCTCTTCTGATTGTTTGATAAGAAAGTTGAGTTTGTAATGCATTATATTGATACCCAGCTTGTAATTTGTAAAATCTATCCTTTAACGATTTAAGGTTAGATTGTCCCTGGCTTTGTTCCGTATCAACAACTTTCGTTTTTCCGTCTTCTCTTTTTACAATTACATTTGTAGCAAAGAGTTTTCGCATTCTTTCAAAAAACGAATTATTACTTTGTTCTGCCATTTTTATTTTTTATTTATTTCGATAATTTTAATAATTAAATTACCATTTCCTTTTATTATTCTATGGTAGATATGGTTTTGTATTCTCACCACATTTCCCACATTTAAAACTATTGGTAATTCATTATCAAATTGAATTTTCCAATTTTGTCCGTCCAAAACTAATATTTCTCTATCCCACTCATCCTGATGCCACATTAAATCTTCTTCTTCAACACTCTCTTTAAACAACCTATATTTTTTAATATCGGTTAGTTTAACATCATAATACTTTTCGTGCATTATACAAAATTAAAAATAAATATTTAAATTTCCAACTTATTTTACCAATATTTGTAAGCCGGTTCTGATAATCCTAATTGTTTTGCATATTTTGGTAGATTACATCCCCACCAATTAGCAGAAGTTTTATCCTTTTCCGTATCACATTTATGTCTAGCTGCAAATGATTTACTCGCTTCTAAACTATTAATCTTAACTCTTAATCCCGTAGTATCACCAAAGGTAACTTTTTTAATACTATCACCATCCTTCACATAAACATACCACTTCTTAGGTCCACCTTTCTTTGGTTTATTTAATTCCTTCTTCTCTTCCTCTTCCATTAAGGGTTGTGGAAAATCCAACCAAACTTCAACTCCTTCATATAATCCTTTTAATCCCAAATCAGTTTGTTGAACGAACCATTTGTCTTGAGCATTTTCAATAATTAACTTACTCTCATTAAAAAGTTCTCTAGCTTCCTTAAACATTTGGAAATAATTATCAGAACCATATCTAAAGATTGATTCATGAAGTGGGGTTTGCATACTTTCGTGGTATTTTAAACCCTCATTTATATTTGTTTTATTTTCTAATAATATTTTCATACATATAAATATTAGAATAACCATCTTATATCTTCATTTCCATCACCAATATTCATTTCATATGGATTTCCTCTCATTCTTTCATTAGAAACCCCCATTGAAAATCCAGTTGATGATATAGAATCGATTGCCACTTTAGCCATATCCATTCTTTCTTGTCTCAAACGAAGTGCAGTATCTCTTACCCATAACCCAATTGAAAAAGACATTACTAAGTCATCATTATAACCCCTCATAGCCTCTGCTCTATTTGTGTACCATATAAAGGTAAACAACTCATCAATTAATCTTAAGGACTGAACCACAACCTCTTTACTACGGAAGTATTCATCTAATTTAGATATAATTAAAGGACGGGTTTTAGCTGAAGTAGTGAATCCAGCAACCTGTCTTCTTTCTTCGGCATTAAATTTATTTGTATATTGTTTTTCAATATCAATGTATTTGTAATCTTGAGTTTGGTAATAAAGATTTTGATAGTTTCTATCTATAATTTGTTGAATAACTGCCCAACCAATATTAGCGTTTTCCACTACTAAAAGTGCATTGTTCCATTCAGTTCCAACTGCAACCAAAAAATTTCCATAATCTTTGGTTTCCATTTTACCTCTATATTCCGCAACTTGCACATTATTCTCTATATCAAAGACATGAAAAGCGGAATAATCACCACCATCCCCTCTCGCCACGTCGGCTGCTACCATATAAGATTTACTATAATCTGGGTATTCCCATTTCCAATAATTTCCATCAAATCCAGTTTTCTCAATAGGGTCTTTAACAAAGGTTTCCTTATACCACATTAAAAGTTCCGGAGCAATGACAGTATCACCGGAAGATATAAAGTCGCAATCACACTCTTGTGCTGCCAACTTTTCTCCCAATACTCTCGTTTGTTCATCTCTCCATTTTTGGTCTCTTTCAGGGTGAACTGTCCAGTGTAGATAAATTGGATTAAACTGATTCGTTTGTTCCTCTGCCCCAACCCATTGTTGATGAAACCAGTTACCCACACCATTTGGAGTAGAAAGTGCAATACAACTACCACCCGTTGATAGAGCAGGAGTTGCAGATGCCCAAATCTCTACAATATCCGGTACGAATGCCGCCTCATCCACAACTAATAATGATAAGGCTTCAGAACGACCTGCATCTGGAGAAGATGGAATCGCTTTTACTTGCGAACCATTTACTAATCTTAGTGATAGTTTGTTATCTTCCTGTGTTGCTACTTTTAACCAAGCTGGAAGATTATCATACATAACCCTCACCTTAGTTACTAAGTTTTTAGCAACTTCTTGCTTAATCGCAATAACCAACACATTGTAGTCTTGATTAAATATCATTTTCCATAGGGAGAATCCCGCTGTCAATGTTGATATACCCGTTTGACGGGATTTTAAAACTATATTAAATCTATGTTCTTTAAATTGAACTAATGTTTTTTCCTGATATGGAAATAATTCAAATCTTAATTTTCCCTTTGTAGGGTGTTGTATTTTGCAATATTTTCTCATGAAATATACCGGGTCAGCGGCACATTTCTTATATTCTTCTTTGATTACATCTTTTAATGTTAATCCTTTATCTTGCATCAAAAATTCTATTTAGGATAGGATTGTTTAACTCTCTTAATTTATTCTCATAAATAACTATATCCTCTTCTAATTCTGCCAATCCTTTATCAATGTTAGCTATTTCCAATTCCATATCAGCTTTCATTTCATCAATTGGTTTAGGTAAATGCCATATTTCAATTCTACCATCTTCCAATACTTGCTCATAGTGTGGTTTCAATTCTCTAATACCATCTTCTATTTGCTTTCTAGCTTCAGTTGCCTGTGCAATAGCTCTTTTAAATAACCTAAAGTTTTTATATTCTTCGAATACACCCAATTTAGTTGCTTCTGCATCCATTTCAATATTACAATCTATACAAAATCCAGATTGCTTAATTAAAAGTTTATCATTTGGACCATATTTTTCTTTTGAACAGTCTTCATTTGAACACTCTTCTTTTTCTCTTAAAAATTCTCTTATTGATTGAAATGCTTCGTGATTCTTTCCGGTCTTTAATACAAAACCTTCTTTTTGTTCATATTGGTGGTACTCATCTTCCCATTTTTCACCAACTTCTCTTTTTATATGAGGATTTGATTTCTCATATCCAAAAGCTCTAGATGGGTCTTCCCCTCTAAACACAAAATCCACCAATTCACGGCGGGTTTTATGCATTAAATCTTTTCTAAATTCTTTTTTTGCCATAACCTACTTTATATATTTATATATATTGAAAAAAATGAGATTAAGATAATTTTCTCACTTTAATTTGAATTTTTGGAGTATATCCTTCTGGTAATTTATTATTAATTCCGATAAATTCTTCTACCTTATCTGAAAAATATTCAACCTCTAATATTCTATCAGTAAGATTCATAATTGTTTGAGAAGATGTAAACATACTATCAGATTGTCTTCTCATATTTAATTGAGATTCTTTTGGGAAGAACTCTTTTCTCATTGCCGCTGCTATTTGTGTCCAATCACTAACCTTATCAACGGTCTTTTCAGCAGAAATCTTTCTCATTTTAGATGAAAGATATTTTTCACCATGAGTATATCCTGCATCAGTAAACATATGTCCATGATTAGTTCTAACCACAGGATGTTCGGTATTGTGAAGTTTTACATCTGGTTTGTGTTTTGATGTTGCTTCAACACTAATCATATGTTTAGGAGAAGATATAAATGTATGCCCTTTAAGTGCAAGATTTGATTTACCTCTATATGTTAAACAAGCCTTCAATGCTTCTTTTAATGTTGGTTGTTTGATGATGTTTCTCATTTTATCACCGTCTGGTCCAGGTTTACCAACCTTCTTAACCAATTTCTTTTCCGCCTCATCATGACCAACTAATAGTGCCGCATTTACAACTCCGATTCCGTTTGCATTCATCCCTTCACTCCAATCGGTAATCAAATCATGTAGATATGCAACTTCTATCCCGTCAATTATTTCATGAACAATTTCTAATTTAGGTTTATAAGCTCTATCTCTATTTTTAGCCAATATAAATTTATCATTTACCTCTTTCGATACAATGATACATTCCACTAAATTTTGTTTTTCTAAAAAGTCCATTAAATGATTATTACTACAATAAATATAATGTATTAAAAGTGTTATTCAAAAATATTGGTTTTTATGAAATTATTTTCCAATAATTTTGAAAACTTTTCATTATCATACATAACATCGAATAAAAATGCAACTCTTGTAGAATTTCCTTTGTTTACAATAGTATGTTCAATTTGTTGACTATCAAACCAATGAATCGTACCATTTTTTAATTTAGTTGAATGTTCTACATCATTTAATTTAAACCAATTTATACATTCATCATTTGAAACAATCGGAAATATAAATCTTCTATAATGAGAACCACCGTCTTTATGCCAATACAACCCACCTTCTGGTTGAGCAAAGAAAAGAAATATATTATCAAACTCACAACCTTCAAACACTGATAATACATTTTCATTGAAATACTTCATTCTATCAAATTGAGTCTTAGTTCCCTGATAATTTTCCATTTTTAAATTATCATTTGAAATTGAACCCGTCTGAAAGTTTTGATTGATTTCTGATATTAATATATCAGCATCAAATTCTAATTTTGATTTATATAACTCCATTATCTACTGAATGTGAATATTCCTAAAATTTGGTTTAAAGGTGCAAATGCTCCAGTTAATTTGAAAGTGTTTCCTTTGTAATTAAATACAATACCTTCGTTTGGAACAATTTTATCAAACCCACCCAATGCTTCTATTCTAGCTAATTCGGTATTCAGTTTATCCAAATTTTTAGCATCACCGGTAGCTTTAATAGAATCTATTGCAGTTTGTAATCTTCCTACCATTTGTTGTTTAGCCGCTTCTGGATTAACAGTCAATACCGAAGTCATAAATGATAATACTTCTGCTCCAACTCCTAAGAATATAGTTTCAAATTTAAGGAGATTATCCTTTGTGATTTTTTGTTGATCCTGTTTTTCTATTTTTTCAGCCCAATCTCTATTCTTTTGGTCTTTAATATCTTTAATACGGAATGTTTTCTCACCAAATGCCCATCTCTTCACCAATCCAATTTTTTGTTGTTCGTCTAACCCAGATGTATTCTTATTTATGAAATTCATCCACCACGCTTGATGATAATCAGCAACACCATTTTTATCAGTTAATCCAAATTCAGATTGTAATGCCTGAATCTTAGAAAGGAAAATTGGTTGTTTAGCTTTTAAATCTTTATTTACCGGAAGTTTTTGAATCGGTGGGCCTTGTATAGTAAATTTAGCCTGAACATCAGCATTTACCTTTTTAACCATTGCTGCTAATTGTGTACCCGCTTCTGCATTTTGTCCAATTGCATTTCCAGCTTCATCATATTCCATAGTTCCATGAAATACTAAAAGAGATTGACCATAAGGAATTACATTTGTATTCGCAGGATAAATGATTTCGCAATTCATAAAGCATTTACCATCTTTGAATATTTTCTTTTTACTCGCTTCCGGTAATCCTTTAATAGCTGATTCCAAATCTTTAATTGCAAAACTAAATGCATCTGAAACCGAACCTCTTCCAGCAAACTTATTAATTACATCTTGTACATTCATCGCATCCTTTCCTTTACTTTTAAGATGTGATTTATTTCTAGCTGCCACTAATCTACCATTTACCCAACTAACTGCTAATGCTTGTCCATCAGTTTTCTCTCTTGAGAATTCTAATTTACCACTTAATGCTTGCTTTACAATTCGTTTTAAATCACCAAATGTAAGATTCATTTCAATATCAAATGGATGATTCATATGTCCATAAGCACCACCTTCGGTTAATAAAATATTTTCATTTACCGATTCTCTGATATACCCACCATTTTGTTTGATAAAGTTTTGAATTTCAGATTCTTTATTTGCAACTTCTACATTTTTGTATTTTTGTTTAAGTTGTTTTAATGTTTTTTCGTTTTCATTTTCATCACCATCCCAAACAAAAGGAATTGCCAAAATCTTTTCAATTTTAATATCGGTAAGAACTACTTCATTCCAGTCAGAATCATAATATAAAGTATTCGAATTTAAGTATGTATCCTGAAATTGTTTCTTTTT